ATCGAAGTTACCTGTACTGTTATAACTTATCAATTCTTCTAATAGCGGTTCAGATAATATCTTAGTTAGATTTTTCTACCCAGGTGCGGATTCTTCATTAAGCCAATCCTTTATTTTACCTTCGCCGAATGCTTTGATTTCCTTATTCATATGACAACCTTTCTTACGTTGAACCTTGGTATTACCAACAATGTCCTGTAATATATCTGGTTGATCTGCTAACAAGTAATCACAATGTTTATTAGTAAAGTACGTAAATAAACCTTTATTTTGATTTTCATACATTGCCCTAGCATTGTAATATAGTAATAATTTACGTATATTCTCATAGAATACTTCCGCAGTATCAGGTCTACCGGTATACTCAGCAACGATTATATCATAGTACTATTCAAAGTTCTAGAAACGTTTGTATATAAAACATGAACCTAGTGAATTGGTACCAGATTGATCATAGTCATAACTATCTATACCAGCTATATATAAACCAAAAGGTGCATCTTTTACTGGATGTTCCCATATAACTATAGATCCTGTAGGATCGTCATCTTTATTCAAAGGATACCTGACAATATCACCAACTTTCTTAGGTGTCCAACGTATTGTACCGTCTGCATTAAATGATAAATCACCAACCTATTTATGGTTAGTCAAGGCTTTATTTGTACGTATCATAGCTAGATGCATCTGTAATTCTTTCTTAGGGAATATATTACCATTAAAGTCCAAACATGCTTCTGCTGGAGTTATTGCATTTTCAGCAACATATCTATCTACAGTAGCACTATTAGATGCGTTCTCAACAACCTATTGTCTTAACGAAAGTATATAATCTAATGCAGCTTTACGATATGTATTACCATCATCGTCCATATACAAACGTATACAGTTCTCTGTAACATTTAAATTTGTGTACTATGGGCAGAAGAATCCACAAGGTTTACTTGCAGCATCATCCCATATATTCTAAAATGATATACAGTTATATCCATCTGGATTATAAAACATATCTTTCAATGCTGCAAAGTTATGACTCCTCGCATCACCACCAGTACCAAATGCTATCATTAAACCAAATGCTACACCATCCTATTCTACAGAAGGTCTAGCAATAGACCATGCTGCACCTAGTTCAGAGAAAGAACCAGCTTCTTCAAACATGATTAGCTTTGCAGCTTTACCACGAACTTTATCCGGATCATCCTTTAATGATACCGCAATGATCTCTGACTTGTAACCAACTTCTACTTCATTACCGTATTCATCTTTGATCTTATAACCAGCTTTCTTATGTAATACTTTATTGATCAAACGTTTCTTTGCAAATGCGGTATGGCTGTCTATAAAGTCCATATATGAACTTACTTTAGTCATAATACCGTCACCAGTTAAATACTATTGATCAGATGCGTATATGTATGATTTGGATTCTGGTAACATGTAATAGTTACGACAAGCCATACTGGCACATTTATAGGAGTAACCCTTACGTCTTGATTTGAGTACGCACATATGTCTACCAGCTTCTTCTGCTTCTTCGATACCATTATAAAAGTAATAGTCGTAGTCATAAAAGTCTGGAAATTCACTTTTACGAGTACGACGTTCTTTCGTATTACCATGTTTATCTTTGTAGGTTTCAATAACAATACGAACAATTGGGCAATAGTTTAAATAGAAATAATTATAACCACTTATCCATTCACCATCCTATGCTGTATAACCTTCTATACATCTACGTTTTTCTTCATCCCAAAATGCATAAAATTCTGTTGTACCAGATGGGTACATACAATAAGAGCCTGTCTTTTGGTATCTAAGACAGGCTTCTCTAAACTTATTACTATTTTTGATCTATTTATTAAAATCTACCATTATTATAGTTTTTCAAATGTTTTTCCTGAGTCACTCATAATAAAGTATGTGTATATTTTATCTTCATTTTTTTCATTACGTTTGATGAAATACTCATCACCATAATCTGAACATATGATACATTCTATAGTACTTTTATCCACATCCGGATAGCGTTCCATTACTGTATCAAATTCTTTAGTGAACCCGTTAACCAATTTTGCATATGCCTTACCAAGTTCATAGTTTTCAATAACTTGTTCAAATGGCATATTTTTATTCTCTCTTGTTTCGTCAATAACTCTAAGTGTATACATGTCTATATTTATTTATAATTAAACTTCTTGAATATTGGTACCCCCACTAGGATTCGAACCCAGACTAAGAGGGTTAGAGCCTCCTGTGCTAACCATTACACCATAGGGGAATATGGTTCCCGTTATAGTCACGGGAAAACGACTTTACTTTGTGATAAGTGCTCTAAGAACTCTGATATAATGTTTTGCCTTAGCAATCAATACTTTATACCAACTAATATTCTCAATCACTTTTTGTTTATCTAACGCTTCTTTCAAAGCCTGTTCGAAAGGTTTACTTTCATCAGTAAGATCCAGTACTATTTCTGGTCGAACACCTTTATTATTTTTCTTGCTCATAATATCTAAAACGTATTATATATTATTATAGTTAATCTCTTTGTGTTTTTTTAACATTTAGTTATTTAATTCATATGGATTTAATTCTGCACCACCTCGTACTTTACCTGAATTCAGCTCTTCAAGTTTAACTGCCTTTTCTAGTGCGTCCAATGATTTAAATACTGATGCTGTTTCTTTCATTCCAGCCCATATATCCTTAACTCTTTTCTCATCAAGAACATCATCTAAAGAATCTTCATACCACTTACTAATACTATCCAACTTCTTACGTTGGTTATTTAACATTTGTAATGTACGTGTATAAATTAATCTTTTGTAGTCTTGTTCGCAAGATAATTCTTCAGTTGTTAATTTATATTCAGGATCATGAAATAATTCTGTCTTAAGCTTTCTTTCAGCTTCATCCGCATCCATTGATTGTACATATGGACTATCGTATTTATTCTTTAAAACTATATACGATATAATGTCACGTACGTAATCTTTGTCTTTATTGTTATCCCATATGTTTCTAAAACATGGTATACCAAGTGCATCTGGATGGATTACTACTTTACCGCCAACTATATCAAATAATTTCATATTGTTTTATTAGTTTGAAGATGTCGTATGTTCAGCGCAATCTTGTTCTTTGCCATACATTCCATCATGCCACTGTTTATACTCTTTAACAATTTTTACAAAATCATTATCCTTGCGTAGTATTACAATTTTTTCTTCTAAACTCAATTTACTTTCATTATATTTTTTTGCAATTAATTCGTTTCTACCAATGTATGTACGTATTACAAGATCACCTTCATGTACATCAACAACGCCATCATGTGTGTTCACTTCACCATCTTCTGTAATTAACCACATGTAATCTATTGGTGAACTTGTTGGTTCAAATGCTTCAACTTCATTATTTGTATTTAACTTTAGTAATCCATAACTTGTTCTAGGGGCTATTATATATCTTACTTTATCCATATTATTTAGTATTAAAATATCTTTCTTTTTCTATCTATTGCATCATATATTTTGCATCTACTAGAGTAATGTTAGGATTGCAATAATCCTAACAGTTCTAGTATTTCCAAATTATATCATTAAGCTGCTGTGGTGTTTTCTACCACTACTTCATCTACAGATTCCTGTACTGCATCTGATGAACCATATCCATTTTCACCACGATCGCTCTGTGTTAAATTATCAACAAATACAGGTTCAAATGTATTGCAACATGGCACAATAACCAACTGACCAATACGTTCTCCAGGTTGATATACTCTTGGTAGTGAATCGGTAGTAATCTTAAACTTCATCATCAACTCACCTCTGTATCCTGAATCTATTACACCTACAGCATTTGTTAACATAATAGATCTATTTGCAACAGAACTACGCATGAACAACAAACCTACATGATTTTCAGGTATTTCTACAGCAATATCTGTATGATATACCAACATCACTTTACCAGCATCATCTAATTCTTGAGTTAATCTCGTAGCCGTAAGATCATAACCAGCGTCTGTTGTGTTAGCTTTAGTAGGCAATATACCAGTACTTTGTTTAATAGTTTCAACACCTTCAGCATCTTTAATTGCGTAATCTAGTTTTTTAAATTTTAATTCGTTCATTCTTTTTATTTTTAAAATACAAATACTTTATAA